ATTCACTATTCAATTAAAAGGGTTTCTTGGCGGTTGCCCTTTTTTCTTTTGCTCTTATTCATCTTGCATTACTTTTCCTGCTATCATACCTAATTCAAAGTATTCATCTTTTATATTTTCAGTTACTATAAAAAATAATTTTTGAAGTTCTTCAAATTCTTCATCAGTTAATTTTTCTTCCAAACAACTGATTTTTTTTATAGTCTTTTCAATATTAGTATTAGAATCTGTATTTATATAGCCTTTTTCCTTTAATGCTTCAATAAATCTAACTATTTTCTTATTCTCCGTATTTTTTCTCCTCCTAATAATAAGATAAATATATTTTATTAAAAGTAAAATATACTTTACTTTTATATTTTCTATTATAACTTAGAAAAATTTTTTGTCAAGGAAAAATTATAAAATATACTTTATTAAAAAATAATATAACTTAATTTTAAAGTAATATTAATTTATTAAAAAATAATTATATTTAATTGAATATTGCTGATATTTAATAAGAATATTAATTATTTTTTTCTTGTAATTTTTTTTAAAAAAGTGTAATATACTTTCATAAAGAAAAATATATTTATTAAAAAAGGAGGTTACTATGATTAAAATTAAAGTTTCTGATTTTATGGGTAAACATAAATTAACAATAAAGAAACTAGCTGAAGAAACATCTTTAAGTAAACCAACTATTGCATCCTTATATCATGAAAAAACTCAAAGAGTTGATTTCGATACTATCGAAAAATTATGTAAATATTTCAATTGTAAAATTGAAGATTTATTTGAGTATATTCCAGATGAAACCCAAACCCAAGAATAGTTTAATCTTTCAGTAGTACAGTCCATAAGTTTTTGTGAACTTTGGGGAAAGTTGCTTATGAACCATACTACTTAAAGATTAATTATTTTTTATTTGAGGGGGTTTTTATTATGTATATTACTGAAGATGGTAGAACCTATAATTTAAAGTCTGCTATTTGTAAAAAAGGACATTTACAGATATCTACATTACAACCTGAACAAAAATGTTCAATTGATTTTTGTCAAGAATGTGGTTCAGAAATAATTGATTGCTGTCCTCATTGCAATTTTATGATTATAGGAGGAGTTGCAAAAGAAAAATATGTATTAAGCAATCTTATTACTGGAGAGAGAGATAGAAGAATTACTTTTTATAAAAAAGATTATGTTCCCAGCTACTGCCCTCATTGTGGTAAACCATATCCATGGGTAGAGAATTTCTTAAAAGAATATAAAGAAATTCTTGAATTTCAATTAGAAGAAAGTGAAAAAGAACTTCGGGATAAAATTTATACTGCAACAGAAGAATTTATAAAAAGTAATTGTGATATAAAGTCTGTTGCAGCACAAAAATTAAAAGTTTTTTTTACAAAAGTTAGTACTCTATCAAGAGAAATTTTTGTAAATTCTTTGGTCTCATATGGAACAGATCAGATTAAAGATTTCTTTTTATAGTTTCTATTTCTTCATTTATAATTTTTGCTATTTTTTGACCTATAAAAAATAAAAAAATAATATAAAATAAAAAATTTACAATTATTGAAATAATAATAATAGCTAAAAATAGTAATAAAAATAATTCCATTTTCTCACCTCATCAAACTTTAATTTCTCAATAGTACAGTTCATAGATAAAAAGTTGAGGGGTAGGGAAAAATCTATGAACCATACAATTCAAAAATTAATTATTCATTTTTAAGGGGGTATTTCATGAAAAAACTTATATTATCTTTATTTCTTCTTTTAACTGTACTTTCTTTTGCTGAAATTGTGTATATTACACCAACTGGGAAGAAGTACCATGCTACTAAAACTTGTAAAGGTTTAGTAAGAGCAAAGAAGATTATTCCTATTGAAAGGAAAGAGGCAGAAGCCAAAGGATATAAACCTTGTAAACATTCTTATGGAGGATAGTTTTAGTAAAAGGCTCGTAAAATCATACGAGCCATATTTTTTATTTTTTTTCTTTACCATAGAGGAAACCAATTTCTAAAAATTCATTTTTTGAGCTTTCAACAGCTTCATTAAAAAGTGTTTCCAGCTTTTGTTTTTCTTCAATAGAAATTTTTAGACTATTTATAAATTTTTTAAATTTTTCATCAATTTCCCCTGCTTTTGATTTAAATAGTCCTTTTGTTTCCAGCTCTTCCAAAAAATTAATAAGATTAATATCCATAGTGTTTCCCCCTTTATAAAATAAATATAGTTAGTAATTTTAATTAATTTTATTAACTTTTGAATAATTTTTAAAACGATTAAATTAAAATATTAAAATTTATAAACTATTTAATTAATACTATAATACAAAATTAAAAGTTGTCAAGTATTTTTTTTAGTGATATACTAAGTTATTAAAATAAAGTTATTAGTTAATTATTTAATCCAACTAAAAAGAAAGGAGTTAGGATGAGAACAACTAGTGAAATTTTAAAAGAATTTAGAAAAAGTAGAGAAATGACTGCTGCAATGATGGCTGAAAAATTAGGAATATCGGCTGTGACTATGTCTGCTATAGATGTTGGTAGGAAAAAACTCTCTGAACAAATGCTTGATAAACTTGAAACTATGTTACCTAAAGATGACTTTATAGATTTATTGAAATCTGAAAGAGAAATGAACCTACCTTCTTTTTTACAAAAAAAATTTGAAAAATATAATATTCAGTCAGAATCAATAACTGATACTACAAACATATCAGAAGTATCAGAAGAGGGGAAAAGAAAGATTTATGATTTTATAGAGCTTGTAAAAACCGCTGAAAGGGCAAGAAATAATAGAGAAACTGTTAATATTACAAATCTATCTACTGAAAATAAAGAAAAAGCAAGGGAGTATATAGAATTGTTAGAAATTAAACAAGAAAAAAAATAAATTTTTTAGGAGGGTGTTTTATATGAAAAAGTTTTTAAAGTTTGTTTTAATTGGAATGTCTGTATTATTTTTAGTTAGTTGTGGAAAGCCAGATTCACAGAAAGCATTTGAAAGTAGCTTTAAACTGTTAGCATCAGAATTGGAGAAACAAGTCCCTAATGATGATCCAGTAACTAAGTCTTTTGCAAAAGCAATAAAAAAAGCAACATATAAAGTCAATAAAGTTACTGAAAATGGTGATACTGCTGACATTGATGTAACAATTAAAGGTATTAATATTCCAGGATATATGGGAGAATTAATGTCATCAGTGATGCCTTTAGCTATGTCAGGTGCTCCAGAATCTGCACTAGATGCAGCAGCAACTAAGTTTTTTGATGACTTATTTAAAAGAACAGATTTATCTTATGTTGAAAAAAATTTAATCGTTAAAATGCAGAAAGAAGATGGAGAATGGAAAATAGTAAATTTTTCAGAAGTACTTGGAGCAGCTCTTGGTGGATTAGATAAATTATTTGAAGATGAAGGAACTGAAAATAATTCTAATTAATTTTTAAAATATTCGTACTTACATAAAATAGGACTTTTAAAAGAGATCCTATTTTTTTATTTAAAAAATTTCTCTTGACTTTTAAAAAAAATAAGTTATTATTATAAATAAATTAGTTTAATAAATTTAAGTTATAAGTTTAATTTAAAAAGGAGTTTTTTATGAGTGTTTATGAGGCATATAAATATTACATAAAAATAAGAGATGGAACTACAATTTTAAATGGAAAAGAATGTCCAAATATTATTGAAAAGCATTGTTTTTATGATAAAAGTGCTTTTAAAAAAAGTCTCAAAAAACTTTCTGAAAAATATAGAGAAAATCAGATAACCACATACCAAAATATTAGGGGCAGGTGGTACGAATGTCCAAAACCAAAAATATAAATAATAAAGAAATTGGGCGTAGTTTTTGTAGCTGTGGAAATTATTTATATTCAGATACTGAAAAAAGAATAAAAGTTGCTAGTAGAAACCAAGTTACTTATTATTTTGAAGAAAAGTGTTTAGAGATAAATTGTTCACATTGCAATAAAATTACCAAAGTGAAGTTATAAAATGTATGGACTAGATAGAGCTGGTATCTTTGTTGATGTTGAAACTGATATTTTGTATGTAAGGGAAAAGATTAAAAAAGTTTTTCCTCATTCTTTTTCAGAGAGTCTTTCTAATAGTATGAATAGTTATAAAATTGATAAAAAAAATATTAATTTTATAAAATTAGAAGAAAAAAAACTAAAAAAAATAACAACTATAAAAATTGATTTTTCCTATCCTAGATTTTTTGAAGAAGATAACATTTATCCATTAGATAATGAACTTCAAAAAATTATGGTAGAAACAGACTTATTATTATTAATTAATAAACTAACAGATTATGAAGTTGAAATAAGTGAATTAAAATACGATTATTTTGAATTTACAACCCAAGAAACTATTGGAAATTTTCATAAGTTTCATAATATTATAAGCCACTTCTATCGTGGACTTACTAGAAAATATGAAGATTTGGATAAAACACAATATTATAATTTTAATCCAACTGATAACAAATTCTTTACAACAGGATTTATTTTTCAACCACTTCCTGGATGGAAAATAAGACTTTACAGTAAAGGACATGAAAATAATAAAAAAAAGAATACTAGAAAAATAAGGGGAGCAATTCTCCGAATAGAACATAGACTGAGTAAGAAGATTATAAAAGATTTTTTTAAATTAAATACAATAGAATATATAACAATACAAGAAATTAAAGATTGTATACAAAAAACAATATCAAAAACTCTTGCTGATATAATTATTGCAGAGTTAGAAAATTCTATAAATATCTTAAAAAGTAATTTTAAAAATTTTAAATGTAGAGAATTAGATTCCATTGTAAGAGATAATCTTGAATGGATATTTGATTATAAAATATTAGATGATATTGTTACCCAATTTTCTGATAAATCCTATCGCAGGATTGTCTTTTATCGAAAAAAGATAAAAGATATATTAATTACTTCACAAGCCAGAGCATCTCCAAAAAGAGATTATTTTTCTAACATAGAAAGGCTCGAACTTTTCTTCAACAATCTTATTCTTTTCAAATGCAAAGTTAAATGTAACACAAAAAAGCATTTAACAATTTTTTGCACTAATTAGGATGAAAAAACATCCTATTTTCACTCTTTAAAAAAATATTTTCCTTTTATTTTCAATACTTTTATAACTTTTTCTCGCGTGATAACAATGTATAGCACTGCATTCCTAAAACTGAAATTATGGATACTTGATTTTATTATGCAGTAAGAAAAAACAATTTGAAACCAGGAGAGAGCTATGAATAAAATAATAGAATTAAATTTACTTAGAGAAGTAGCTAATAATCCAAGAGTTATCACTACTGAACAAGTAGAAATATATAAAAATATTCTTCAAAGATTTGGAAATATTATTCCAGTTATTATTGATGAAAATAACTATGTTGTAAGTGATTATGCAAAGATAAAAGCTGCAATAGAACTAGGAATGAAAGAAATTAACTGCATTAGAATTAATAATCTTTCAGAAGATGAAGTTCAAACAATAAGAATAGCAGAAATAAGAGCAGTAGAACTTGGTAAATGGGATTATCAAAAACTATTTGATGAACTTTCAAAAATAGGTGAAGATTTTAAATTAACAGGTTTTGATTTAGATGAAATATTGGAGCAATTACCAGTAGAAGCACTTGATATTAATGGAATTGACGAAATAGATGTTCCTGAACTTCAAGAAGAAACATTTACAAAACAACAGGATATTTGGTTACTTGGAAATCATCGTTTAATGTGTGGAGATTCTACAAAATTGGAAGATGTTAAAAAACTAGTAAACAATGAAGTTATTGATTTATTAGTAACAGACCCACCATACAATGTTGATTATCAAGCAGCAAATGGACAAAAAATAAAAAATGACAACATGAATAGTGAGAATTTTTATAGATTTTTATTAGCTTTTTATAAAAATGCTTATGAAGTGATGAGGGCAGGAGCAGGATTTTATATATTTCATGCAGACTCTGAAACAAAAGCATTCCGTGGAGCATTAACAGAAGCAGGATTTAAAATTTCTCAATGTCTAATTTGGGTTAAAAATCAGTTTATCCTTTCTAGGCAAGATTATAACTGGAAACATGAACCTTGCCTTTATGGGTGGAAAGAAGGAGTAAAACACTTTTTTATAAGAAATTTTACTCAGGATACAATTCAAGAAATTTACTCAAAAACTGAAAGTATGTCAAAGAAAGAATTACAGGAAACTTTAAAAAATATTTTAGAAAAGTATACAACAATTATTAGAGAAAATAAGCCTTTGAAAAATGATATTCATCCAACAATGAAACCAATAAGGCTTATATCAAAGTTAATACATAATTCAAGCAAAGAAAATTGGAATATTTTAGATTTGTTTGGTGGCTCTGGAAGTACACTAATAGCTGCTGAACAGCTAAAAAGAAAAGCGTTTTTAATGGAATTTGATGAAAAGTATGCTGATGTAATTGTTAAGAGATATGCTGAAATGGACAAAGAAGATATAAAACTTTTAAGAAATGGGAAAACTTATAACTGGAATGAAGTTAAAAGTGAACTCTATGCTGGTGATGTAACATGAAAAAAGAAATATTCACAGATAAGCAATTAAAAGTGCTAGAACTATATGTTCAGCTTGAAATAACAAAATTTAGTACAAAGAAGAAAAACCTATATTCTGAAATACAAAAAAGAACTAAATATAATCTAAATACAATTACTAGCTGGATTAGAAGATATTTAGAAAAGTATAAGGAAATTAGAAAGGAAATTCAAGAAGAAAAAAATGCAAAAATATCCAATTTTGAGGGCTTGACAGAAAAGCAGACTAAGTATGTTATGTTTAGAATGTGTGGTTTTAGTAAAGAAGAAGCAAAATTAGAAGCAGGATATAGTGAAAAGACTAAGGCTGCAAATATAGAAAAGAATCCAAAGATAATTGGAACAATAGTAGAGCTAAGAGAAAAGTTAAAAGATGATGTTAGATATGGAGTAATGGCAAATCTTAATGCACTTGTTACGATTAGAGATGAGGGAATAAAAGGAGTTGAAAGAGTTGAATACACAGATTCATCAACCCCTGATGGGCATTCAATAATCAAGACAGTAGTAAAGGAAAAGCAGTTCATTGCCTCAGCTACAGCTACCAGGATCATAAATGAGATGCTTGGATATAGGTTAACTGATGAATTGAAGTTAGAAGAAGCAAAGAAAAAAGAAAAAGCAGGGCAACTTGTTCTTATAGAATAAGGTACTGTCAGCCGTTTTTCTGAGTTGAGGGTCCGAAGAGCTCAAAAAATATCAATTTTAGGAAAAATTTCAAGTTTGCCAAAAAATAATTTATATACGCGAGGAGGAAAAATGCAACAGGTTTTAGCAACGGAAAATAGAATTGCAAAATTATTTCAATTTTCAGAGAGAAAAGTTAGAGATTATTTTAAAGCTGCTAGAATTGCTCCTGGAAAATATGATTTACTCCAAGTGATAGAAATATTTGTTGAAAA